GGTAGCAAGGTTGCAATTCCTATGTACTCAGCAGAATCAGGGACTTACTGATGGCAGCAAATTGGGGGTCGGTGCTTGACCAGCTGCGCGCTGCGGGCTTGCTGGTGGATGCACCAGAAGTCGGGCGGCTGACGCGCTGCTATGTCGATGGCCGCCGACGTGAAAAGTGCGGGTGGTATTCGCTGCACGAAATAGTGGCGCCGAACGGTGACCGGCTGATCGTCGGGACTTACGGCGTCTGGACCGGGGCGGACAACAACGCGCAGAAGATCGAGCTGCGCAAGACCGAGTTGAGCGCGGAGCAGCGCGAGGCGATCCGGCAGCGGATGGCCGAAGATCGCAAGCGCGCTGACCTCCTGCGTGCGCAGCATGCAGACAAGGCGGCGAAGGCGGCGCAAGCCGCGTGGAAGAAGTGCCTGCCCGATGGCGACAGCGATTACCTGGCACGCAAGGGCCTGGGCAGCGGCGGCAACCTCGGCGTGCGCTACAGCCCGGCCGGCGCGCTGGTGATCCCGGTGCTCGACACCGCCGCGGTGATCCACGGCCTGCAAGTGATCCACCGGGGCGATGCCAAGCGCCACACCGAGAAGGAATTCTGGCCTGCCGGCGTGGCCAAGAAGGGGCACTTCCACCTGATCGGGATCCCAGGCAGCGTGGTGTTGCTGGCCGAAGGTTTCGCCACAGGCGCGAGCCTGCACCTGGCGACCGGCCTACCGGTAGCGATCGCGTTCGATGCCGGCAATCTGATGCCGGTGGCCGCTGCGCTGCGAAAGCGCTACAAGCTGGCGAAGCTGCTGTTTTGCGCTGACGACGACCAGGGCCAGAAGTGCCGGCACTGCCGGGGCCACGTTTGGCTGGCCGATGGCCCCGATTGCCCGCACTGCGGGCAGCCGCACGAAGCCCGCAACGCGGGCATCGAAACCGCCAGCAATGCCGCGCTCGCGCACGCTGGCGCGTGGGTCGCGCCGCAGTTCGAGGACGTGGCCGGCGTGCGCGCCAGCTGGCTCGATAGGGCGCGGAAATTCAGCGACTGGAACGACCTCCACGCCGCCTCCGGCCTCCACATGGTCCGGATCCAGATCGAAGCCAAGTTGCTCGAACTGGGGTGGCGCACTGAGCGCCGCGCGCCTGCCCACCCCACCCAAGGGGGCGGGGAAGGCCGGCCGTTGCGGCCCGTCGACAATCTCGAAGAATTGCTCGAACGCTACACGCTCATCTACGCGAAAAACGGCATGGTGTTCGACCACCAGGAACACTGCCTGCTGTCGCTGGAAGACATGCGCAACGCCTGCCTGACGCGCGAACTGCATCGCGCCTGGGCGGAGCATCCGGAGCGCTCCATCGAGCGCATCGAGGCCGTCGGCTTCGATCCCTCCGAATCAGACCGGGGCATCCGCTGCAATCTGTGGAGCGGCTGGCCGACAACGCCGGCGCCTGGGCCGCACGTCAAGCTGCTGGATCTGCTGTGGCACATGTGCAGCGACGATCCGAATCCGCTGTCGCTGTATCACTGGGTGCTGCGCTGGCTCGCGTATCCGCTGCAGCACCCGGGCGCGAAAATGAAGACCTGCCTCGTGATCCACGGGCCGCAGGGCACCGGCAAGAACCTGTTCTACGAAACCGTCATGAAGATCTACGGCCGCTACGGCGCCGTGATCGGCCAGGCGCAGCTGGAAGACAAGCACAACGACTGGGCCAGCCAGAAGCTCTTCCTGATCGCCGACGAAGTCATTGCGCGCTCGGATCTGTACCACGTCAAGAACGCGCTCAAGAGTTTCATCACCGGCGACACGGTGCGCATCAACCCGAAGCACGTCGCGGCATACGAGGAAGGAAACCACGCCAACATCGTTTTCCTGTCAAACGAAACGATGCCCGTGGTGCTGGAAGAGGACGACCGCCGGCACGCCGTCATCTGGACACCGGGGAAGCTCGACAAAGACTTCTACGCCGCCGTGAGATCCGAGATTTCGGCTGGTGGCGTAGCGGCCCTGCATGACTTCCTGCTGGGCATCAACCTGGACGGCTTTGACGAAGGCACCGAGCCGCCGGAAACCGAGGCCCGGCGCGAGCTTATCGACCTCTCCCTCGACAGCACCAGCCGGTTCTTCTACGAGCTGGTGCGCGGCGATCTGGACGGCATCGCGCTGTGCCCGGCGCTGTCCAGCGACGTCTACGAGGCCTACAAGACGTGGTGTGCCCGCACCGGCATGGCGCGCCATGCGCCTATGCCAAAGCTCATCAACACGCTCACCCGCCGGCACGGCGTCATGCACGACCGTGAGCGCTACTACACCGAAACCAGTCAGACGGCCAAGGGGCCGCACGGCGTGTTGTTCCTTGGCCCAGCTGACGCTGACGGCAGGATCAACCCGCCAACGCAACCCGAAAGCAAGAGTCGTGCCGACTGGATCGGCGGCTGCATCCGCAACTTCCGGGCCGGCTTGGAAGAGTACCGGGGGGTCGGCAATGCGAGTTGATTCTGGTCCCTTTGTGCGCAATGTGCGGCATAGCGTGCGGCATAGCGTGCGGCATGTTGTGAGCCATCAAGTGTTTGATTTTGCACGCTTTGCCGGCGTGGAGTCTTCCCGCGTCTCGCGTACGTGCGCCGGCGCGCAGGCGTGGGCGGGCGCAGGCGCGGGTGCACAGGCGCGAGCCCCTGCATGCCGCACACCCCTCCACCCGCACCACGCCGCGATCCGGTGCCGCACCCGTCCGCCTCACCCCATGCCCCACTGCCTCACGCGCGCCTTCCTCTCACCTTTCGCGCGTTTCGAAAAAAAGGGAGGTGGCAAGCTGTGACCCAGTCCCTGCCGGAAACCGCGACCCAGGCCGAATTCGCCCGGATGGTGAATCGCAAGCCCGGCTATATCAGCCAGCTCAAAACTTCCGGCGTGCTTATCACCACCGCTGATGGGCGCCGCGTCCGAGTTCGCGAGTCGATCGAAGCGATGGAAGCCAACCGCAACCCCAGCTTCGACGGCGTCGCCGCGCGGCACGAAGCCGACCGGCGCGCCAAAGCCAGCGCCGCTGTACAGCCCTCACCGCCACCGGACGAGGACGACGAGGGCGAAGAAGACGGCGGGCTCAGCGTCACCCAAGCCAACCGCCTGCTCAAGATCGCCAGCGCCCGCGAAAAGCAGATCGATGTCGAGCTGGCTGAAATGAAGCTCAAGCGCGAGCGCGGCGAACTGCTCCACGCCGCCGATGTCCGCGCTGCCTGCGCCGCCGCCGCCACCGAGGCCCGCCACGGCTTCGAGCGCATGGTCGAAGCCCTGGCCCCGCGCCTGGCCGCCACCAGCGACGAGCACCGCATCCGCGAACTGCTGCACGACGATATCAGCCACACCCTGGAAGCCTTCGCCCGCGCGCTGACTGCTGCCGGAGGCAGCCCATCATGATCGCCTCAGCCACCGTCACAGCCGCGCAGGAAGCCGCCCAGCACCCGCAGGCCGCGCCCGTGGTGGCGGCTGCCGTGGCGCGCAGCATCCGCCCGCGCCGGCCAATGAGCGTCTCGGCCTGGGCCGATGCCCACATGGTGCTGTCCAGCAAGGGCAGCAGCATCACCGGCCGCTGGCAGACCGACCGCAACCCGCCGCTGCGCGAACCGATGGATTGCCTCTCGGCGCGCAGCCCCGTGCGTGATGTCGTGCTGATGTTCCCGATCCAGTTCGGCAAATCGGCCATCGCCACAAACATGCTCGGCTACGTCATGGATCACGCCCCCGGCCCGGTGATGGTGGCCCTGCCGGGCGAAGTGGCGATGAATAAGTGGATCAACCAAAAGCTCAACCCGCTGATTGATGAGTGCGAAGCCGTCCAGCGCTCCCTCACCAGCCTGGCCACCCGCGACAGCGCCAACCAGCGCGCCTTCAAGGATTTCGCCGGCGGCCAGCTCTACCTGGAGCACGCCGGCAGCCCGCAGCGTCTCAAATCCACCACCGTCAAATACCTGCTGGTCGACGAAATCGACGAATTCCCCCAGCAACTCACCGGCGGTGATGACCCGGTCAAGATGCTCAACGGCCGCACCAGCGCCTACCCCTCCAGCTACAAGCGCCTGTACATCAGCACCCCCACCCTTGAGGGCCTGAGCCGCATCAAGCGGCTGTACATGGCCTCGGACCAGCGCCGCTACCACGTCCCCTGCCCAGACTGCGGCCACCTGCAACCGCTGGAGTGGGGCGGCCTGCAATGGTCGCCCGATGCCAGCCACGCCTGGTACGTCTGCCGCCACTGCGGAGTCTGCATCGAGGAACACCACAAAACCGACATGATCGCCAACGGGCGCTGGGTGGCGCAGAACCCGGACTCCCCCGTGCGCGGCTACACCCTCAACGGCCTGTACTACCAATTCGGCCTCGGCCCGCGCTGGGCCGCGCTCGCCCGCGAATGGCTCGATGCCCAGCACGACCCGCCCGCCCTTAAAACCTTCGTCAATGACCGCCTGGCCGAAACGTGGGAAGACCCCGCCATGCGCTCGGTCAAGCACAACGTCATTGCCGACCGGATTGAGCCCTACGCCCTGCGAACCGCGCCTGCCGGCGTGCTCGCCATCACCGCCGGCGTGGATACCCAGGACAACCGCCTGGCCGTCCAGATCGTCGGCTGGGGCAAGGGGCTGGAATCGTGGGTGCTGTATTACGACGAGCTGCTGGGCGACCCGCTGGAAGATGACGTCTGGCTTGCCCTGGTGGATCTGCTCAACCGCCCGATCGAACACGCCAGCGGCGCCATGATGAGCGTGGAAGCCACCGCCATCGACATCGGCGGCCACCGTGGCGAGGCCGTCAAAAACTTCGTCCGCCGCCGCATGATCCGCCGCCCGATGGCCATCTTCGGCGCCGTCGCCAACACCGCGCCGGTGCTGGGCAAGGGCAAGCTGGTCGATATCACCTTCCGGGGCAAGACCGACCGGCGCGGCGTCGGCATCCACGCCGTGGGCACCGTCGGCATCAAGCACACCCTGTTTGCGCGCCTCTCCGGCGATCACGACCGCCCGGTCGAAGACCGCATGGTGCACTTTTCCGACCAGCTCGAAGCCGACTACTTCCGCGGCCTCGTCTCGGAAACCTACAACCCCGCAAAAAACCGCTTCGATCCCGTGCGCGGCGGTGGCCGCAACGAAGTGCTCGACACCTACGTCTACGCCTACGCCGCGCACG